GTGGCTTCTAGAGGCATTTGAATTGAGTATCTACCAAACGACGCGGATCGTTAGTGGTTGCGCTACTAGGCTCGGGATATAAGGCGAGTGTTGTGCGGTGGATGCTCTATTGAAATGCCTGTATGGTGGAATTGGCAGACACAGGGGCTTTAAGTCCCCCGGCTTCATTGCTTCTCGGTTCGAGTCCGAGTACGGGCACCAACTATTTGACATTGCAGAAAGGAAAACATGTCATGTCAGATGAAGACTATGAATACGAAAAAGAAGACGATTATGATGAATACGAGGACAACACTGTGTACGATGACATCCTCACTGTAGGTGTGTCAGTAGCTAGCCTTGAGGCTGGCCTTGCTGCATTGCATGAGTTTGTCTTGGCTAATCACAATGGCGAAAGCTACAACTATGCCCTGCTTATGCAAGAAGGAGAAGACTACAGGCTCGTTCATCGTGTCGGTATGCCCTGTTGGGGAGCATTGCGTGAATACGAGAAGGGCACTCGTCCTAATGATGAATGGCCCGATGATTTGCAGCATCCACGCCACATCTTCCCTGAGATGGGCAATCCCGTAGCTGTAGCTGCATGTTTCCAGCGTAGCGCATGTGATGTGCCGGGAGTGCCTAGTTGGGCTAAAGGTTATAGCCCTACAATCAAGGCATGGAATACGTTCATCGAGTTTGCCTTCAATAAGGAAATTAGCCCTTGGCGTAAGGCACTTAAGGACGTTGAGCTTGTTAAGAATGCCGATGGCATGTATTGGGGCTGTGTATTCAAGGATACACACATCGACCCTAACATCATGCTCGGCCTTCTTAGGTGCAATGCATTACAAAGTGCGCTGGCCAAGAATTTTGCACAAAAGTTGCAGGACCATCCCGATCTTGACCCTCGCATTGCCTATCTGTCTTGCAAGGGCATCGACTCTTACAACATGGCAGGTCGTATCATTCCCGAGCGCTGGTGGAATGGTGATCCTGTTGACATTAGTGGTGGTAAGACGTTCTACGACCGTGAGAGCTACAACCGTCCTGACATCGAATATCTATTCGGTGGCAAGAAGAATGAGGGCGTGGTATTCACCGATGGTTGGAATGGGCCATCTGTTGATACGATCAAGGCACTGTTTGCATAGGAGGCAAACATGACTCTTAGACAGGCTCAAGACGTGGCATCTAGCAGGGACATGGTCATCTCTAACTATGGAGATGAATATGTTGTTCGTTATCGTGAGGATGGTGTCTCACCACTCTCAGCTCGTGTGACACACGATCTTGATGAGGCTGCTCAGATGGCCATTGAGATGCGTAAGGAACGCTCTCAAGAACAGGCTGGTGACATTGTATTCTAATTTTAATTGGTGACGTAGCCTAACTGGACAAGGCGACAATCTTCTAAATTGTCTATATCCCGGTTCGAGTCCGGGCGTCATCTCCACTATTCACAAGAGGAAGAAATGTTAGCATGGCTTAAGCGTATCTTATTCCCTAGCTGGATTAGTCGTAAGCTCGAAGCATTACGAGATGCCAGATCGCCGGATTTCCTAGAAAAATACTACGAAGAAATGGACGAGGACAAAAATGCAAGGGAACGGTAACTTCTCCCCTATCTACAAGCAGACTGACAAGGAGCTACGTCCTGACAAGAAGCGAGACAAGAGGCGTCCAAAGGACGAATGGAAGAAGGAGCGTAAGCTTAAGATCAAGGTGACTGAAGAATGATAGATGATAGTGAACTTATCATATGTCTGTTATGTTTTCTTATCGGGTTTGTTATCCTTAGTAGATAGTATAGATACAACTAGCCCCCCTTATCCCCCTAGAACTCCCTTAGTTTCCTAGGCTCGCAGCAAGGTCATATTCCCTGAACTGTGTCTACTCAATGGTAGAAGTATATCAATGATGTGGGTAGAGGTAGGTTCCTATTCTCCAATCTAGTTTCAGATATATATAGGGAGGGAGGAGGAAGGGGCGTGAGCCTACCGACCGACTACCGACTATGTACGTCTGACTGAAACTGAGTTGTCGAATGAGGCAGCAACACGAAAGTGTTCTGTAATTGATATATACTTGTTTTGTCGTCAGAATGTGAGAGAAAATATGAAAATAGTTCAGAAAACTTCAAAAGGATAAGCAAATGGCACTAGATGTCATGTCTGCATACGATGAATACGCTTCCAAAGTTGGAAGCGCTAACCATCACCAGCAGTGCCTGTTGAGAGACAGTGAATGCTGGAACACCCCTACTAACGCTGTCTATGCTGTGTTGCAGGAGAGTGGCAATCTCTGGCGTTCTTCTTATCACATCTGCTTCGGTCGGCTGAACGAACAGAAGAACTGGAATCCCACTGTTCGTACTGACCCTGCTGCTGTCATCTTCGTACAGATTCAACAGAAGCTGCTTGATAAGCATGGCATCAGTGATGAGATGGCACACACGTATTACGAATGGCTGTTCAATTACAGCCCCTATCGTGACACCTTCATCACTAAGGATCATCGTAAGGTTCTGGCTGATAAGGTAGTGATGCTTACGGCTGATATTGATGCGTCTCTCATGCTCGGTGCCTGCTCTGCTGTTCGTCTCCCTTGGGAATCATACTACACTGAATATAAACTACCTTCCATCGTTCATCTTTGGTGGGAGCTAGTGTCTAAGGGCAGTGATCCAACTGTGTCCCTTGCCTTGGCTAATCAGTTCAACAAGGCTAGTGGTAGTGAATGGATTATTCGTTCTACCAAGGCAGGTCATCAGTTCCTTGACATTGATGATTCTAACACTGTCCTCAGCTTCTCTGAGGGCAAGCACATTGGCTCTCGTAAGTTCAACAAGACTCACTGCCTTGACGAAGACCTTGGCATCACTGGCATCTGGAAGCATGACCATGCTGGTTCTGTCAGTATCGGTAACTATGGCTCCATCAAGAAGTGGCTTAACAATGCCATCGTCGGTGTTAGTGGGGCTAAGGTCAACCCCTTCAACTCTTACACCACCCCCTCGTATAAGCTCCCTGCTCTGGTAGAGGGGCTCACTGCTGCCACCTCAACAATCAAAGGGCTAATCAATGTTTAATATCTATGTCGTTGACGACGACAACGAAGCCCCTGCTGTAGTCGATATGTTCATGGCTGAGGGCTACGCCATTGTCGATGATCTATACGATGCTGATGTTGTCGTATTCGTAGGGGGTGAGGACATCAACCCTGCCCTCTACAGCCAGCGTAAGCATTCAACTACACACTTCAACATCAATCGTGATGCTGATGAAATCTCCCTCTATCAAGAGGCTGTGTCTCTCGGCATCCCTATGGCTGGCATCTGTCGTGGTGGTCAGCTACTTAACGTGCTGAATGGTGGTAAGTTGTGGCAGGATGTAGATCATCACAACTCTGGCTACCACAAGGCTTATCGTGTCGGTGATACCACTACCCCTATCACTGTCACCAGTGTGCATCATCAGATGATGGAGCCCGATCCCTTTAGTGATGTTATCATTCTCCTCACTGCTGGTGAATCAACTAAGCTCATCTCTATGAGCGAGCTTGGCTCTATTGCTAACACAGCATATGCCCGCTATCCTGCCCTTGAACATCAGACAGATGTTGAGGCGTGCTTCTACCCCTCAACCAATTGCCTGTGCTTCCAGCCCCATCCCGAATACAATCATAAGGAAACGAAGGACGTGTTCTTCTATTTCCTCAACAACTATGTTCTAACGAAGAAGGAAGATTGATATGGCTAAGTTTAAGATTGGCGATAAGGTAAGGCGTATCGAGGCAGGTGGCGGTTGCCCTCCAATTAAGATGGGGGAAACCTATACTGTCAAGGGGTACACTGATGACCTTGTCATGGTTGAAGAAGTTGGTGGACAATTGTTCGAGCATCGTTTTGAGCTTGCAATTTCTCTTGAAGAAAGCGCCTTAGCCCTGCTCAATAGCCTTGGCTACACTATCGCTCCCCCTAAGCCTAAGCTTACTGGTAAGTTGTATGTATACTCCTATGATGACGGTTCTGGCCCCATCAGTTTATGCAGGAAATTAGATAATCCTGCTGGCACACTCATCGCCATTGTTGATTGGGCGGAAGGGCAGGGAATAGACATCCCCGCTAGCGAGCCCGCTGAGCCCGATGGGAGCTTCTAGGCTACCTACCCAGCCTAGACACCACTAACCCCTGCCAGTGACGCTCTCTGTGGCCGCAATCGGGGTTCCTCGGGCTAGCCCTCGGTGATTAGTGGTTATAAGATGCCAGATGCGATAATTATTCAGAAAATATATGGAGACGACATGACTGCCAAAGAATTGAAAGAAATTCAGCGCAAGCATGATAAGATTATGAGCACTATGTCTAGCTATGCTCATCATGCCTACCGTTGGGATATGAGAAAAGAAGACGACTATAATGGATTCAAAGAAATGATTCTTGATATTCTGCTTGAGAGTGGGGCTAAGTAATGTGCGGACTAGTAGGAATGGTAGGCAGTTTCACCGACGCTGATAAGAAAGCGTTCCGAAACATGCTTAGGTTTGACGTTGTACGTGGAGAAGACTCCACGGGCATTGCTGTTGTAGACAAGGGTTCAGAGAATATCCGTGTATTCAAGAAGGTTGGCACCCCTGATATGCTCTTCAATGCCTATGAGAATTGGAGCGACCGTGGTGTATATGAAGGCCCCATTGCTAAGCTATTCATCGGTCATAATCGTTGGGCTACTAAGGGGAAGGTGAACGACGAGAATGCCCATCCTTTTCACCATAATTCTGTCGTTGGTGCCCATAACGGCACTCTTGACAGCGTATTTCATCTTGAAGATGGCTACAAGTTTGATGTAGACAGCGAAGCCATCTTCTACAATCTGGATAAGTATGACGCTGTTGACACTATTGGCAATATCGAGGGGGCTTATGCCCTTACATGGTATGACGCCAATGAGAACAAGCTCAAGATTATTCGTAACAAGGAACGCCCCCTTCACTGGACACGTCGCAAGGATAGCGATGTGATCTATTGGGCATCCCTTCCTTGGATGCTTGAGCTTGGCCTAGCCTATGCCAACATCAGTCATGGTGAGGTGTATGCCTTTGAGACTGACACGCTCTACACGTTTGACCTCGATGAGGTTGAAGATGGCAAGATGAAGGAGACTAAGTGGGCTATCAAGCGTGACGTCAAGGGTAAGGAACCTCAGTGGAAGAACTACGACTATAGCAAGGGCTATAAGTATGTACCCCCTGAGAATAAGGGGGCAGGCAAGAGTAATGTTAGCCCTTTCAAGGCTCCCAGTTCCTCCAGCTCGTCGGCAAACTCCTCAACCGATCTGTCTAAGGATGAACTGGTGCAATGGGGAGCTTGGGAAGGCAAGGAGATTGACTTCCTCTTCCAAGGCAAGAAGAAGGGCATGTCTGGCCTTGAATATCTGTCAGCCTATCCTGCCAATCCCCTGCTCACCTATAACATTCGTGTCTTCGCTAGCAACAAGCCTGAGTATAATGTTTGGGCCGATCAAGCACACAAGAAGACATTCACCGGCAAGGTGAAGAAGTTTGTTCGCTTTGTTGACAAGGGTAAGAAGGAATACTACCTAGCTATTGACCTTCGTACTATTCGGGAGAAGCCCGAACCTGCTGCTAAGGAGGGCGAAAGTAGTAGCTCCCTTGAAAAAGAGCAACGTTGGTACGATGGTTTCAACCACACCTTCCTCTCCCATCGTGAGTGGGAGAAGGCCACTAGGTTCGGCTGTGAAATCTGTAACGAGACTGCTGATGAAGATGACGACTGCATTCATTGGCTAGGCGACGATACATTCGTATGTGGTGAGTGTGCCACGAACGAGCTGCATAAAGACTTCCTTCAAAACGCATATTCATTGTAACGGAGAGCTAAGAAATGTCTATGTTTAAGATTGGTGCTGACCCCGAGTTCTTCCTGCGTGATAAGGCAACGGGTAAGTTTGTGTCTGCCCACGGCATTGTGCCGGGCACTAAGCGTCAGCCCCTCCCTGTTGATAAGGGTGCTGTTCAGGTTGATGGTATGGCTCTTGAGTTCAACATTGATCCTGCTGAATCTGCCGATGAGTTTGCTGGCAACATCAAGACTGTCCTCACTCAGCTTCGTGAGATGGTTGACCCTCAGCTTGAGTTTGTCTTCGAGCCTGTCGCTAACTTCGGCAAGGAATACATTGACAGCCAGCCTATGGTGGCTAAGGAGTTGGGCTGTGAGCCTGATTACAATGCTTGGACTGGCAAGATTAATCCTAAGCCCAATGCTGACATGGGTTTCCGCACTGCCTCTGGTCACGTTCATATCGGTTGGACAAATCAGCAGGACATCACGCATCCCGATCACATCGAAGCATGTCACATGCTGGTGAAGCAGCTTGACTTCTATCTCGGTATGCGTGCCCTGTTTTGGGACAAGGATGAGATTAGAAGCTCCATGTATGGGGCTCCCGGTGCTTATCGTCCTAAGCATTATGGTGTTGAATATCGTGTGCTGTCTAACGTGTGGCTCAAGAATCCCAATCTTATTCGTTACGTCTTCAATCAGACTATGAGTGCTGCCACCCAGCTTATCAACCAGAACAATATCGTTGGTCACTGGGACTTGAATCGTGTACGTTCGTCCTATAGCAAGGACTCTCTCTTGGAGATGATTGGCTTCGGTCTTCCTCACCTTGAGAGCAAAGACACCAAGATGATCAGGGCTCTCATCAATCTCAGCGAAGAACGTCCTTGCATTGTTGAGCGTCAGCGTAAGATCAATGACGAGATGTACTTCTACCATCGTGAGACTGGTAATCTTGTCCCCTTCGAGGCAGCTATGACTGATCGTATGTACTATCACGACAATCATTTTGTCCGCTACTGCCGTGACTACAATCTCGGTAAGCCCACTAATGCAGCCGATGCTGAGAAGCGCTACCTTGATATGATGGAGGCTGCTATGGCACCACCTGCTGTGGCTAAGAAGACCAAGAAGATTGCTGTAGGAGACTCAGTTTGGTCTTTCGGTTATGGTACGGGAGCAGCACCTACTGGTTCATACGCTCTCGCTCTTGATGACATCTCCAACATCCCATCCACTCTCGCTACCCCCGGAGGTATCTAAATGCAGGGATATGACACAGCAGAATATGCAGGCTCTCGTCTCACTGAGACAGTGATTCGGCTTGGTGAGAAGCCTGTCCTTGTACATGCCGTAGACTACGATAAGGAAGGGCGTATTCGTATCAAGTACGAAGACATCATGGAAGATATTATCAACCGTGATACGATTGATAAATTCAACCTTGATCCTGTCCCTCTTGGGTATGTCAATGCTGATGGTGAGGCACGTTACGTTACACGTATGCCTCTCCGTAACGATTGGAAGCAGGGCATCAGACAGCGTAGCATCTGTGACGTTGGTGGCTATGGTGTCAACCATATTCCCTACCGTACCATTGGCTACACTATCATGGGCAAGTTCCCTAAGCTCTCCACTGTGCTTGATCGTGTCTCTCGTGGGCATTCATCAATGGCTTTCTCTCGTGAGTTTGCTATCACTAGCACTGGTACGCTCAAGTATAAGTCCCTCTTCGATGTGGGGCAGGTTAATATGAATAACGGCAGTGTTGCTATTGATCCAGCATGTAGCTGGGTGAAGGAACATTACGATGAAGTCATGGAGAACGTAGCAGCATGAGAACGATTAGCCAGCTTGTGTCTATCCCTAACAAGTACTTGTCTGATGATAAGCACTACGGTGTGGAAATTGAGGTAGAGGGTGAATGCTTGCCCAATCCCAACGATCATTCCATCTATGGGTGGCGCATTGAGGAAGATAGCAGCCTCAAGACTAGCGAAGCATGGGAGTATGTCACTACTGGCCCCGACACCTTGGTTGGTATTCGTACTCGCCTTGATCGTCTTGGTGAATGCTTCGATCAGCTTGACAGCACCATCCATGACAGTGTGCGAGCTGGCGTCCATGTGCATATGAATGTGCAGAGCTGGAACATGAAGCAGGTTATGACCTTCGCCATGTGCTACTACATCGTTGAGGATATCCTCCTCAAGTATTGTGGCAGCAATCGTGAGGGCAACCTCTTCACCCTGCGTACCAAGGATGCTGAGTTCATTCTCTTCAAGCTCCTTGAGATGCTTAAGGGCCGCAACCTTAAGGTACTTGAGACTGACATCATTCGCTATGCCTCTCTCAACTACCTGTCTCTGTTCAAGTATGGCACCATCGAGTTCCGTGGCATGCGCTCCACTGGCAATCTCGATGACATCTACAAGTGGGTGGAGATTATCGACGAGCTTCGTCACACTAGTCAGGCATTGTTCCAGTCGCCTGTTGACGTCGTCAATGCTATGAGTGGTGACGGGGAAGAGAACTTCATTCGTAAGCTCTTCCCCAACAACTATGCCATCATCCTCGCTGGTAACAATAGCTTCGAGATTAGTGTACGTCAGGCATGCCGTCGTGTTCAGATGATTGCATTCGGTGTTGACTGGACTGCATTGTCTCAGCCTAAGATCAACGTATTTAAGGAAGGGAACGGCCTCTAATGACTTTATTTCCTTTTTACCTCACATAATTTTCACCAATCAGGTATATACTAATAGTCCCATAACCTATTGGAGTGTGCTATGATTGGTGAAAAGTTTGGAAAGCTTGCTGTCTTAGAAGAGTCTTCGTTGAGAACGACAAAGAAGAGGGGCAAGCGTTACCTATGTCTGTGTGAATGTGGAAATGAAATTGTTGTAAGGAAAGACTGTCTTATAGGCGGTAACACAAGGAGTTGTGGTTGCTTGTTAGGTAGGATTATTAAACCAGTAAAGCCTAAAAATTATCATGGTATGACTCGTACTTCAATATATAATATTTACATTGCGATGATAGCTAGATGCTACAATAAAAACAATGAGAGGTATGCTGACTATGGTGGTCGTGGTATTAGTGTATGTCCTGAATGGTTTGAGTCTTTCCTAAATTTCTATAAAGATATGGGGGATCGGCCCGAAGGGCTAACACTTGATCGTAAAGATAACAATGGCAACTATGAGCCTGATAACTGTAGGTGGGCTACTAGAAAAGAGCAATCGAACAACAGAAGAAAGAGGAAAGACAGCAAATGCCAGTAATTTTCACATATGGCACGCTTAAGCGGCATGGCCATAACCACGGGGTGCTTGGCAATAGTATTTTTATTGACGAGGCCTTGACTAATAGCAAGGAGTTCACCATGTATGATGGAGGATTTCCTTTCGTATCGGACGAAACAGTTGATGAAGATGCAACAGGGAGTGTGATGGGTGAACTATTTCAAGTGGATGATGAGACTACCTTGGCTAACCTTGATCGCCTGGAAGGCGTCCCTAGTCTATATGTCAAGAGGGAGGTGGATGTTACGACAATGCAAGGACTTAGTTACAAGGCGACTATCTACGTGGCCAGCAGAGGAAGCAACGAGCGTCTCAAGTCTCGTACTCCCATGCAACCCAAGGGGCGTGGGAAGGTATTGGAATGGCAATAATGGCTAAGACATATCTATTCCCATATAAGGACGGCTCTGCCTCTGCTAAGGCCCTCGCTACAGCGCTAGGTATCAAGCGTATCAAGCGAGAGGGCTCTCACTACAAGGCTAAGGTTGGTAAGACAGTTATCAACTGGGGATGCAGTGAGATTCCCATGTCCATCATGTCTCATCCTGCTCAGGTGGTAAATAACCCGGGCTTGGTTAAGGCTGTAACGAATAAGCTTACGTTCTTTCAGATGATGGAGCCTGAGTTAGTCGTACCTTGGACTGAAGATGGGGCTGAGGTAGCTCAATGGTTGCGAGAAGGTAAGACTGTAGTAGCTCGCACCATTCTTAATGGGCATTCGGGAGCTGGCATCTCTATACTACAAGGGGCCGATGAGATTATCGAGGCTCCCTTGTATACACTCTACGTCCCCAAGAAGCATGAATATCGTGTGCATTGTTGGGCTGGTGGTGTGTTTGACGTACAGCAGAAGAAGCGTAAGGCTGATGTAGCTGACAATGATGTTGATTGGCGTGTACGTAATCTGGCTGGTGGATTTATTTACGCCAGAGATGATCTAAATGTACCTCAGTGCGTAAGAGATGTAGCATTGAAAGTTTTTCAGGCCACGGGCCTTGATTTCGGTGCTGTTGACATTATCTATAACGAGAAGAATGACAGAGCCTATGCTCTGGAGATTAACACCGCCCCCGGCTTGTCCGGGACTACACTGGATAAGTATGTTGAGATGTTCAGGGAGATGTTGAATGAATGAAGGCGACGTATATGTATTCAAATCTGTAGACAGTAACTCTACAGGCGGGCCTAAGTTTATCGGCTACTTCGTACTAGAGGGCAAGCTCCTTGGTATTCGGTTTGAAGAAGACACCGAAGAAGAGGTTAGACGTAAGGCTATCGCTATGTTTGAAGAGACACGAGACAAGCGTGAACAGACTCGTGCTAACATCGAGGAAGGCAGACGTAAGGCTGCTGAGACAAGGGCCAAGAAGATTATAAAGTCTCAGATGCCAGAAATTTCCTAGAAAAATAACAAGGCTTTTATAGAAAATGAAAATTCAAATTTACGGCAGCCCTACATGCAAGTTTTGCAACGATGCCAAGTCTTTGTTAGACGACAAGGGCATCGAATACAATTACATTGACCTTAAGGACGTGCCTCTGACCTATCGACAAAAGATTCTTAGAGATAGCGGCATGAGTACAGTACCTATCGTCAAGGTGGACGAGATTTACATCGGTGGCTTCACCCAATTGGAGAAATATATTAATGGACTTCAGTGAATACCAAAATTCTGTAAAGAATATGCCTCTCTATGACGATCCAGTGCTTGGCCTCATAGGTGAGGTGGGAGAGGTGGTGGAGCACATCAAGAAGAGCAGGCGACCAGCCCCCAAGACCAAGCCAATCAACCATGAGGAGCTTGCTCTGGAGCTTGGAGACGTGCTCTGGTATCTCACCCGCCTAGCTTCTCAATATGGCATCAGTATTGAGGACATTGCCAGTATGAACATTGCAAAATTGGAGAAGCGGCATGGCCAATCGAATTAGTATTGATATCGAGTCGGACAACAACGAAATCAACGGCTACATTGACGTTGAGTACAAGGGCGACGGTAAATACAGCTATTCTTTCAACTTTGACAAGCCCGGTGAGGGAATTTATGTAGATAATGGGGGCAATGCCCTTGAAATTACCTCAGCAATCACCACATTGGTGTTAGAGGCACTAAAGAAAGGGACATAATGGCTGGAATTTGCATTGACAAGATTCCACATAGCTGTGGCACTAGAAAAGGGCTTCAGGTCTTCGTCGATGAAGATAAGAACATCAATGGCTTCTGTTTTTCGTGTGGTACATACGTAGCCGACCCTTATGGCACTGGTGAGACTAAATTCACTGGTGAGATTAAGATTAAGACCGATGAAGAGAAAGAGGAAGAGTTATATGAGATCGCCACCTACCCTACCGTTGACATCAAGACAAGGAAGCTTAGGGCAGACACACTTGAACTTTTCGGTGTCAGAACCTCCCTATCTGAATCTGATGGTGTCACTCCAACAGCGGCGTACTACCCGTACCGAAAGTCAGGCAAGATTTCTGGCTATCGTGTCAAAACACTTGATGGCAGCAAGAAATTCTACTCTATCGGTGATCTAAAGGACGTAGACTTGTTTGGATGGGACAAAGCTATCTCTATGGGGGCTAAGCGTCTCATCATTACCGAAGGTGAGGACGATGCTATCGCCCTTACACGTATTATTGAGCTGAACACTAAGACTGAGTGGAAAGACAACATGCCTGCTGTCGTGTCCCTTACACACGGCTCAGGCAGTGCTAAGAAGTGTCTCACTAAGGCTAAGAACGAAATCAGTAAGCACTTCCGAGAGGTTGTGTTCTGTTTCGATCAAGATGAGCCCGGTGAGAAGGCGGTAAGGGAAGCCCTACTCGTGCTTCCTCAGGCTCGTGTAGCCAACCTGCCGTACAAGGATGCTCAGGAGTGTCTAGCTAAGGGCTTCGGTAAGGCAGCATTCAAGGCAGTAACCTTCAATATTCAGGATGCTAAGAACACTAAGCTTGTGTTCGGTGCTGATCTGCATGAAGAAGGGCGTAAAGAACCTACATGGGGTGATCTAACGTGGCCTTGGGAACGTCTTAATCAAGCTACTCGTGGCATTAGATATGGAGAAACAATCTATATCGGTGCTGGTGTTAAGATGGGTAAGAGTGAGATTGTTAATGCCCTAGCTGCTCATTTTATTACAAGCAGTGGTGTCAAAGTGTTCATGGCCAAACCTGAGGAGTCAAATGTTAAATCCTATAAGCTTCTCGCGGGAAAGGTGGTTGGACGTGTCTTCCACGACCCCAAGCGAGATTTTGATTACGAGGCTTACGACGCTGCAGGTAAAATCCTTGAAGATAAAGTTGCAATGGTCAACCTATACCAACATTTGGGATGGGAAACCCTTAAGTCAGACATTATATCTGCTGTGGAATGGGGAGCAAAAGTTATCTTCATTGATCCTATTACCAACCTCACCAATGGGGAGGCAAGTGGGGATGCTAATAGTAAACTACAAGAGATTAGCCAAGAGCTGGCGTCTATGGCGATGGATTACAAAATTGTTATCTTCATCTTCTGCCATCTCAAAGCCCCCGAAGGCAACATAGCCAAAGAAAAGAGGGAGAAGTCCTATCACGACGGTAAATATATTGGCCTTGGCAATTGTCCTCACGAGTATGGCGGGGACATTTATTCTTCTCAGTTCGCTGGCTCCCGTGCCATGATGCGAAGCTGCCATTTGATGATCGGTATCGAAGGGAACAAAGACCCCGATCTTACAGACGAGATTAGGAACATGCGTCACATTAAGTTGCTTGAAGACCGAGAGTTCGGTGAGACAGGCACCTTCCCCATATACTGGAATCGTGACACCACATTGTTCCAAGAAGCATAAAGGAATATTATGAAATACCTAGACGCTTACTTTAGGGAGAATTACAATAAGCTAGTGAAGATGGCTCGTTATCGTGTTGATGGCTACTCTCTTGCATCAGCAGAGGATGCTGTACAGGAGGCTTTCTATAGGGCATGTCGTTATCATCGTACCTTCCGAGAGGGTGAAGACCTTAACAACTGGTTCAGAGGCATCCTCCATAACACAATCAATACGATTAAAGAGGGAGAAAGAAACCGAGGCGTAGTATATCGTGACGACCTAGAGACTCGGGTTGTGGAGATTCAAGACAAGCTTGAGGTTCCTACACATGTCAGTGAGCTACTGCACAGTGCTTCATCCCGCGATCAGGAGATTTTAAACATGAGGTTCTTCTTTGGCTTCAAGACACGAGAGATACACGAGCTATTGAACGTCAGCCATGACGTTGTTCGTGACGTAATTCGTCGCTTCAAGACCAAGCTTCGCTGATGCTATATTATTGGCAATACATTAGGAGCTTTCTATATGTCGTAACACCATATGTTATTGTAGCATTGATTTTGTCAGGAGATGTTCTTAAATGATAAGAGGCTGGGTGTTGGACATCGAGACTGATGGACTTGACCCAACAAAGATTCACTGTCTATCGGTTAATGATGGTAAGCTAAAGTCTACAAGCAATTACGATAACATGAGAAGATTCTTCTCTAAGGCTTCTGTCTTAGTAGGCCACAATCTGATAAGATATGATATACCAGCGGTAGAGAAACTATTGGAGATTAAAGTTGATGCTCTTCTTGTTGATACTCTTGCTCTTAGTTGGTATCTGTATCCAGATATTGTTCTTCATGGCTTGGAATCGTGGGGCACCTACTTCGGAGTAGAGAAGCCACCTATCACTGATTGGGAAAACCTCACCGTTGAGGAATACATTCATCGTTGTGAAGAAGATGTTAAGATCAACACACTCCTATGGGAGAAGATGTGGCGTGACTTATCGGTCATCTACGACGATGAGGAAAGCATATGGAACTTCATTCGCTATCTGTCTGACAAGATGGACTGTGCTAGAGAACAAGAAAGAAGCAGATGGAAACTAGACGTTGATAGATGCAGAACAGAACTTGACCAACTACTTGCAATTCAGGCTGAAACTATGGCAAAGCTTACGGCAGCGATGCCTAAAGTTAGGAAATACGTTACCAAGCCCCGACCAGCAGCGCCATTTAAAAAGGATGGAACGTATTCTACGCATGGAGCTAACTGGTTTGCAGAAGTTGCAAGACAGCATCCAGATTGGACGAGAGAACAAGTAGAGAAACATAACGAACCGATTGATGTCTTCCACCACGAGGATGACCCCAATCCCAATAGCCACGATCAGAAGAAGGATTGGTTGTACTCATATGGGTGGAAGCCAGAGACGTTTAAGTATGACAGAGACAAAGAGACTGGAGAGACTAGGGCTATCCCTCAAATTAATCTTGAGCATGGCGCTGGCATCTGCCCTAGTGTCAGTAAGCTATACCACCTTGAGCCCAGCCTTGAGCTTATCGAAGGGATGGGTGTTCTACAGCATCGTATTGGCATTCTTAACGGGTTCGTCCGTGACAGCGACAGTGAAGGATATCTTAAAGCATCTATCGCAGGACTGACGAATACACTTCGATTCAAACATAAAGAGATAGTTAACCTCCCTAAGGTCGGTAAACCCTATGGGGATGTTATTCGTGGCGTCCTTATAGCTCCTGAAGGGTACGAGCTATGTGGCTCGGATATGAACAGCCTTGAAGATAGGCTTAAGCAACACTACATCTATCCACACGACCCCGACTACGTTAACGACATGAACAGGAGCGACTATGATCCCCATCTTAGCCTTGCTGTGTTGGCTGGGGCTATCAACCCTCAACAGATGCAGGCTTACATTGACGGAACTGATAAGAGTATTAAGCCAATACGAGACATCTTCAAGAGCGGAAACTACGCATGTCAATACGGTGCTGGCCCACCTAGGCTCGCCCTTACGGCAGACGTATCCTTAGCTGAAGCCAAGAAGGTACATAAGGCCTATTGGAATATGAATTGGGCTATCAAGAAGGTGGCATCTGAACAACGTATCAAGAAGATCAATGGGCTCATGTGGCTACTCAACCCTATCAGTGGCTTCTGGTATTCGTTACGATATGAGAAGGACATCTTCTCCACACTAGTACAAGGGAGTGCATCATATGTTTTTGATCGTTGGCTTAGTATTTTTCGTGCCATTCGACCTCAGCTCACTGCTCAGTTCCACGATGAATGTGTCCTCTGCATTAAGATTGGCACAGGAGTCAGAGAGAAATGCACGGCGCTGCTCCAAGGAGCAATTAGAACACTTAATGAAGAACTACAACTCAACCGTGAACTAGGCGTTGATGTACAGTTTGGTTCACGTTACAGCGATATCCACTAAGAAAGGAAATACATTTTGGCTTTGAATGCTAAGAAGATTAAGTCTACGTCTAACGGCCCTAAGGCTCCATTGCTTGACGAGGGTGCCTATCCTGCTCGTCTCGTAGCAGTGATTGACCTTGGCCTCCAGCCCCAGTCCTATCAGGGTGAGACTAAGCCCCCTAAGGATGAGCTTCAGATCATTTACGAACTGACTGATGAGTTCATGCCTGATGAAGATGGTGAGCCTGATGAGAGCAAGCCCCGCTGGATGTGGGAATCGTTCGCTCTGAACAACCTCGGTAGTGACAAGGCTAAGTCCACTGCTCGCTACTATGCTCTCGATCCTAATGAGGAACATGAGGGTGACTGGGCACAGCTTCTCGGTGCTCCTGTTATCGTTGCTGTCACTAAGACTAAGGGCCGTGACGATAATGAATACAACAATGTAGGCTCCACCTCTACGATGCGGGCTAAGGAAGTGGCTAAGCTCCCTGAGCTGGTCAATGACCCCATCTTGTTTGATATGTCTGCACCTAACCTTGAGGTGTTCCTTGCCCTTCCTGATCGTATCCAGACCAAGATCAAGGAGAGCCTGAGCTTCGGTGGCTCTACCATTGAGAAGCTTCTTAAGGAGCATAAGGGTGGGGGCAAGAAGAAGGAAGAAGTCCCTACGAACAAAGAAGCTGCCCCGGATGTAAAGTCTGGTGCGGACAAGACTGCATCCCGTGGTGAGGCTAAGGCCGATCTATCCCCTTCTGATGAGGAGACTGACTCTGACTGGTAATATCGTAGAGTTTAGACAAGATAAGAAGAAGGAAGACGAACAGCCCCCTGAAAAGGGGAATGTTCTAGTAAGTATGACCATCAGAGACGATGGTAGCCTTAGTGTATGGGTGAGCCATGCTGTTCAATCAGACATTGAAATTGATTGGATCAAGGAGATGGCATTCAATGCCGTCTTCACCCTAGGCCAGCAGCTTGAAGAGTTAGATGACAGATATGTTGAACATACGATGGAAGAGAGAGATTTAGATGACCTCAATGATTAAGAGCAATGACTTCGTTCGTATCCGTAACAAGAAGCTCGGTAAGGAAGGCCTCGACTATGGCTCTATCGTATACGTGGCAGCTACACAGGCTTTCCCCTTGAAGGAAAGCGATCAGTATACACTGCGTGTCAAGCTGTTCGTTCATAAGCTCGATGGTGATAGTGTTGATATTAAGGGAGGCATCTTCGTCATTGATCCTCGCTCTGTCAAGCCCTTGTCCGAAGAAGAGAATGCCGAGCTTCTCTCCATCCTCTCTACTGATGTAGAGGTAGAGGCGAATGCAGCCACTGATTGATGGCTTTAAACGCTGTCGGGTTTGTAAAGAAGTTAAGTCTATCTCTGCTTATCACCCCAACAAACAATGTTCTCAGGGTGTAACTGGCACATGCAAGCCTTGCTCTATGGTGAGGGTCCAACAATGGTATGCTGACAATAGAAGCAGAAGACAAGACGTAGCCAATACTAGGAACCGTGCCCGTAAGAAAATGATCGTTGAACATTTTGGTAACAAGTGTAATGATTGTGAACAAACATTTCCTCAGTATGTCTACGAGTTTCACCATCTTGATCCTAAACAAAAAGATGTTAACCCCTCTAAAGCTATAGGCTACGGGGAAGAAAAGATGTGGAAGGAGTTAAACAATTGCGTCATGTTGTGTTCTAACTGCCACAAGATTAGACATTATGGGCTAGGAGAATTGGGATGATACCTTTGGTGGACGCTGACATTTTAACTTATGAGTGTGCTGCTGTCGGTCAGTATGAAGAGGGCGGGGTAATTCATCTCCGCCCTTGGGATTGGCTGGCTGATCTGATCGACGAGAAGATAGAAGCGATTTGCAGAGCCGTAGATGCCACTGAGAGACCTATTCTCTACCTTACTGGGGATACCTACCTCTGGAACATGAAACGCCGTGTACGGCCTTCCCTGCCCGCCTATGAGCCTAACTTCCGTATTGAGGTGGCTAAGCTTCGTCCCTACAAGGGGACGAGAAAGGTGGAGAAGCCTTACTACTACAACTCAGTGAGGGCTTATCTACTGACCAAGTGGAATGCCTTCGTAGCAATAGGATGTGAAGCCGATGATGAAATGGCTATGGAGCAGACTAAAAGACCTTCTGAGGTGGTCGTATGTACTAGAGATAAGGATTTGCGACAGGTGCCCGGCCTTCATTACGGATGGGAATCCGGGAGGCAAGGTGAGTTTGGACCTCACGAGTATGACGCACTCGGGTCAATCGACTTGGTTAGAACTTCGTCCACTACGAAAATCACTGGAGGGGGCTTTAAGTTCTTTGCAGCTCAACTCCTTACCGGTGACGTTGTCGATAACATATCGGGGCTCCCAAAATATGGCCCTGTTAAAGTCGATAGTCTACTGTCATCTCTGGCTTCGACACGAGAATGTCTCGACGCTGTACGAAAGGAGTATGAATCAGTATACCCTGACGATTGGAAAGCCCAGCTAAGAGAACAATGTGATCTTCTCTGGATGATACGTCGGAGAGATGAGAATGGCAAGCTCGTAATGTTTAACCCAAGGGAGTATGCGTAATGGCAGACTATATACCCTTCAAGAAGAAGCAGTTCAAGCTGGAGAAAGAAGCAACAGCGTGGACGAAGAACGAGAAGAAGAAGTACGGGGGAACACGACCAGTGAGGATTGATACGGTGTATAATCCCGGCACCCCATTCCCATGGGAGGGCGTAGTGTTGCTGAAGGGAGATGATATTGGTGCATGAGGTATTTGTATTCGGCTCTAACCTAGCTGGTCGGCATGGTAAGGGTGCAGCCAAGGAAGCCTACTTATATTGGGGGGCTGAGCTGGGTGTAGGAGAGGGTCTTACTGGCAACTCTTACGCCATCCCTACTAAGGATGAGAAGCTGAAGGTGTTGCCAATTTGGGTTATTCAAAAGCACATTGAGAAGTTTGTTGAGTTTGCCAGAGGGAATCCAAGATATAGTTTCACCCTTACCCCCATTGGTACAGGGCTAGCAGGCTACTCAGTAGAAGAAATTCTAGACTGCTTCGATACAGACAACCTCCCTGACAATATTATGCTAACCTCTTCGTGGTTTAAATATAGATGGTGGAAGAATGGCTAGACCATCAGGCCCTAAGACACGAGCAGGGGGGAAGTGGACTGATCCCTACTTTAACTCTTTCATTCGTGGCAACCTAAGACGAACAAGTCAGAAGTGGCCGCCTATCCAAGCATGCCTTCGTAACGCTAGAGTGGAACGAGGGTTCTACCTATGCAATGGCTGTGGAGAAACTGTCACAGCTACAATGGTGAACGATAAAGGTAAGCGTGTAAAGAATGTTCACGTAGATCATATTCTCCCTATCGTTGATCCAGCAGTGGGGTTTGTTAACTGGGACACATTCATTGACAGAATGTTCGTAGAGGAAGACGGGCTACAAGTATTGTGTAGCGCATGTCATTCCATAAAGACGAACGAAGAGAGAAGTGCCGCAACAGAACGGCGACAAGGAGAATTATTTAATGAAGAGTGAAGTGGATTTCAAAAAGATTCTAATACACTATGTAGATCATGTGGGGAATTACGAGGGCACCACGTTCATTAATCGACACACTATCGAAGGCCTTACAGAACCCGAGATGGATGCTTTGCGTGCTGTAGATAAGTTGTTGTTTGTAAAAACTTTGAAGGAAATCCATGAAGAACTTTAATGGCTACGGTTTGTTCTATGACGTTCGTAATTACACCACCCGTGTCTACAATCGTGTCAATGTCTATATGAATGTACGTGACCGACATGGGATTGAGGTGGCCCGCAACTATCTCCGTAAGTTTAACCGACGAGAACAGGTTGAGTTGTTCAAGATGATGACCCACATCAAGGTAGTGGGCTATGAGCAGTTCCGGAGGGATGTATTCCGTGCACGAAACAAGTGATGGTTCGTCTACCTCTTACTACAAGATTCCATCCGATTGCACAGACCTGATTGACCTTATCGAACATAAGAACATGAACTTTGCCGTAGGTAATATCTTCAAGGCTTGTTACAGACTGGGCCAGAAGGAAGGTAATGATGATGCTTATGACATCAGAAAGATTATCTTCTTTGCTGAGCGAGAACTTAAAAGATTGGAAAGTAAATGAGAATGTCCGATAAGTTTAGGTTGGAAGAGGAGGATCGAATGTTGTCTTCTTTAGGACAATTAGTCCCCTACTGTAGTTGGAGTATTGTCAGGGTGTCAGATGATAAAGTTATCAGAACTTTTAATGACTATCTAGACGCCCTGAAGTACCTAGAAGAATTGGAGAACCGTTCTTGGCTCGTATCCTAATCCTCGATATCGAAACTTCTCCTAACATTGCATACGTATGGCGTTTCTGGAAGGAGAACGTGGGCGCTAAGCAGGTGCTTGAGAATGGTAAGATGCTGTCCTTCGCAGCTAAGTGGCTAGGTAGTGATACCATCTTCTACGAAGATGTTTCTGTTAACGATGAACGACACATGCTCTCCATCTTGTTCGGCCTACTTGATGAGGCTGACATTGTTGTAGCACACAATGGTGACAAGTTTGATCTACCACACATCCAAGGACGAGGCCTAGTGTTGGGCCTCCATCCACCAAGCCCATACAAGACAGTGGATACTGTTAAGGTGGCACGATATGAGTTTAACTTCCCTTCCAATTCATTGGAATATCTCTCCATCGTCCTTGAGCTTAACACTAAGAAGGGTGGACATAAGAAGTTCCCCGGCTTTGAGTTGTGGCTAGGCTGTCTGGCTAATAACCCTGAGGCATGGGCAGAGATGAAGGAATACAACATCATTGATATTGTTGTACTCGAAGAACTCTATCTACGTATGCGACCATACATGAGACGTCATCCGAACGTAGGAGTTTTCGATGATCCCAGCGAACCAGTGTGCCCTAAGTGTGGCAGCAACCACATCCAATACCGTGGATATGCTCACACTAACGTTGGTCGTTATCATCGCTTTCAGTGTAGCACTTGCGGTGGATGGGGACGATCTAGAATCTCTATTCTTCCTGTAGACATTAGGAAGAACTTAACAGTGAGTGTAAATAACTAATGGAAATTGTTCTCTACTACTTGGGCATTGGGTTCATAATGAACCTAGTGCCTGCCCTTCTTCTCTTCTATAAGGGGATGGGTAGGGGCTATGTTATGTTGCCCCACCCTATGATCTTCTTCCTCACCATCTTCTCATGGCCCATGACGCTATGGATGTACATTGAACGATTCACGAAAGGAAATAAGAATGACTAACGAAGTGGTTGAAGTACTGGCCTTTATCTTGCAGGCTATTACGCAAGATGATGGTACGATTATGTTTCAGATGATGACTCAGCCAGCTACGATGCTGGTGGATGAATGTATCAAGCTTGCCAATGAGATTAACAACAACGCTGACATCCCCACTATTATGATGTGTATGCCCCCTATTGTTGAACTGGCTCCGGCTGTCTAATGAAGGCAGAACTTATCGACCGAATGGGAACTGACTTGACAGTTGTTAACGCAGCACGAGTCAGTTTCGATAAGACTAGTGAATGGGAGAATGTTCACGTATGGGAAGAAGGGATGGAACCAGTGCTCCATTCAGGGGATCGGAGACTTATTGAATATTTAGCTGAGCACAATCACTGGACCCCATTCTCTCACGTACAGATTACGATGAGAGAGACAGTGCCCATCTTCGTAGCTCGTCAACGCTTCAAGCATGTAGTAGGGTTTACATACAATGAAATCTCTCGTCGGTATGTAGACGATCCTCCCGAATTTTATGTCCCTGATGGGTGGCGTAAGTCTGCTGAGAATAAAAAGCAGGGCAGTAGTGATGAATTTGTTCCAGAGGGTCGTAATGAAACTGATAGTGATCCATTCTGGACTTTAGACTATCAGCGTTTTCTTATAAGAGCAGAGACTCTCTACAGTAATATGATTGAAGCAGGTATCGCGCCTGAACAAGCCCGTATGGTGTTGCCTCAATCTATGTATACCTCATACTACGTCACTGGCTCCCTCTCAGCATGGGCTAGAGCTTGGCAACTACGATCTGATCCCCATGCTCAGATGGAAATCCAAGGGCTGGCCCATCAGTGGAATATAATTATTGGGGGAATTGACGAGCTTAAGCATAGCTGGGCTGCTCTAGTAAATAAACATTGAAAATAGCTCACATCTATCCGTCAAAAAGAGTATATATCTATCCAACTAAAAAGAATAAGGAATAGCAATGAGCGAACTGGCACGAAATATCCTCTCCGACATTACGGTGTTTGGTAAGTATAGCCGCTACCGACATGATCTTGGTCGGAGGGAGACGTGGAATGAAATCGTGGGTCGTAATCTGGCGATGCACACAACTAAATATCCTCAGATCGCAGACCTGATTGAGGAGACATATAAGCGATCAGTATACACAAAGAAAATTCTGCCGAGTATGCGCTCGTTGCAGTTTGCAGGAGTTCCAATTGAACGCAACCCAAGTCGTATTTACAACTGCGCCTACCTACCTATCGAAGATACTGATGCCTTTGCTGAAATCATGTTTCTTCTTCTTGGTGGTACTGGTGTTGGTTATTCTGTCCAGTCTCGTCATGTTTCTAAGCTCCCTCCTGTTGTTGGTCATGGCCCTTCCAATCGCCGTTACGTCATTGGTGATAGCATTGAGGGATGGGCTGATGCAGTTAAGGTACTGGTAGAATCTTACTTCTACGCTAAAGAGAAGGTGGAGTTTGACTATGGAGACATCAGAGAGAAGGGGTCAGAACTCATCACGTCGGGAGGCAAGGCTCCGGGTCCAGCACCACTTAGAGAATGCCTTGAACGAGTTGAACAAGTCCTACGCAGCGCCTCCGGTCGAAAGCTTTCGCCAATTGAAGCTCACGATATTGCATGCTATCTCGCTGACGCGGTTCTCGCTGGAGGAATTAGACGAGCGGCTATGATTAGCCTGTTCGATATTGACGACGATGAGATGATTAACTGTAAGAGCGGAGAATGGTGGAATGACAATCCTCAACGAGCTAGAGCTAACAACTCTGTCACCCTCCTTAGAGGGGCTGTCTCTGAAGGAGATTTTAACCGACTCTGGGAACGAGTTCGCAATTCAGGTTCGGGCGAGCCGGGATTCTACTGGACGAACAATCTTGATTGGGGAACCAATCCGTTAATTGCATAGCGGATTTAAAACAGATTGAATTCAGGGGAAGCCTAGAACAGGTAATCCTGAGCTAAGCCTAGTGACTGTCTCCTTAAACATAGGAGATAGACAATGTATCAAAATTACATTATCACGAAAGAAGGAAGTATCATTTCTAAATACACTGGCAAGCAAGTTTATGTGCATGTCAACAAGAAAGGGTATCACTTCGTTAGACTGTATGTTGATGGCAAGAGTAAGACATATCTTGTACACCGACTTGTTGCTGAATTATATGTGCCAAACCCTGACAATAAGCCAGAGGTTAATCACGATGATGGTAATAAAAGCAACAACAATGATTGGAATTTAGTATGGTCAACTGGCCAAGAGAACGTAGATCATGCAGTGAGAACTGGATTGGTCAAGCGTGGCAGTGATAGACCTAATGCTAAATTTACCGATGAACAAATACTGGAAGTCAGGAAACTGAGAAAAGAGTTCTATACATATTCAGAAATAGCTGACATGTATGGGTCATCGTTTCAAACAATCCATAAAATTTGTAAGGGTGAGACTTACACCCACATCTAATTATTGACAGTCACTAGGAAAGTGCAACGACTATCCCTTCGGGGAGTAGGATCAAGTGATCCGAAGCGGTCTGCCCTCGGAAGAGGTGATGATATAGTCTGATCTTTATAGGGATATAAAGCAGCTTGGATAAAGCGGGTGTAGATTAACGACCTACATTGAACACAATGGTTGCGAAATTGCACTAAAGCCGTATTCTTTCTGTAACCTAACAGAAATCAATGCGAGTAATATTACAAGCCAAGAAGACTTTAATCAGCGAGCTAGAGATGCAGCATTTATCGGGACGCTACAAGCAGGTTATACCAACTTCCACTACCTACGTCCTATCTGGCAGCGAACGACTGAAGAAGATGCTCTTGTCGGTGTTGGACTAACAGGCATTGCCTCCAACGCTATCAAGCCCCTAGACGAGGCTGAAGCTGCTGAGGTAGCCACCACCACCAACCTACTCACTTCTGCTATGATTGGAATTAACAATGCTGCCCGCGTTACTACTGTTAAGCCAAGTGGTACTAGTTCTCTGGTTGTTGGCTCTTCTAGTGGAATTCATGCGTGGCATGATAAGTGGTATGTTAGGAGAATGAGGTTTAATAACGATGAAGCAATTCTACGATATCTTAAGGGAAGTATCCCATCGCTCATCGAGCCGGAACACTTTAGACCAGAGAGTCAGTCAGTCGTCTCCATCCCTCAGTCTGCCCCCACTGGAGCAACAATTAGGACAGAGACAGCTCTTGACCTACTCGAACGAACAGCACGATACAATCAGAATTGGGTTAGAGAAGGGCACCGTACTGGAGATAACCATAACAATGTTAGCGTCACTGTCTCAATCAGAGAGGATGAGTGGGACGAAGTAGGAAGGTGGATGTATGAAAATCGTGGCAGCTATAACGGAATTAGTGTTCTCCCTTATGATGGTGGCACTTATATTCAGGCCCCTTTTGAATCCATCACAGAAGAAGAATACGAAAGACTCGTCGGACAGCTAACTAACATTGATCTGACTAAAGTGAATGAGGTGAACGATGAAACTAATCTCGCTGCTGAAGCAGCTTGTGCAGGTGGTGCCTGTGAAATTGGAGACTTCGTATGAATGGGTAGACATGGCTTGTAATGTCACCAAGGAGTATAGATACCTAAAAATATTTGGTTGGGAATGGCGATGGTCGTTCATTAATGTCCCCCACCACTGAATAAAACAAAACCCCCAACCAGTTGTCACGCTGGAAGGGGGTTTAATTGTATCTACTGTATGTTATGCCTTGAGGGCTGCAAGCAGTGCGTTGTACTTAGTCTTGAGGGAGTTAGCCAGAGCCTGTGCAGTGGCAAGGTCAGTAGCATTGGCAGTAGCCTCAGCAGTGAGGGCAACTACAGCAGGCTTAGTCTTAGTCGTACTGGCAGCAAGGGCAGTGGTGAGGGCCTTATCAAAGCTGTCTTCGTTGTTAGTCTTACCGGTAGCACCGAGGGCAGCAAGCATAGCCTTACGAGTGCGGAGTTCATTAGCCATTTATATTCTCCTATTTAATACCACGAGACAAGAGGTTCTTAACATCGTGTCTGATTTCTTTTAACTGTTCGTCTAAGTCGTCGTCTCTTCGTGTTCTACTCTCTTCCAGATGCTTGAGAGTGGCTGTCAGTTGATTGATCTGAGCCTTGCTTGTGAAGATGATTCTAAGAAGGCCGACAATCCCTGCAAAGGTTGCAGTGAGGATAGTGACATAGAATTGTCTAATATCAAATTCCCACCACATACTAGCGCCTCCCTGCCACAGCAATAGCTATGCTATTCCCGATAGACTTGAGGCCTTCAACACCGAAGTAGAAGGCAACCACCACTCCAGTTATTTCCATTACTAATGACCCCGGATAGGGCGTGACGCTAAGCCCTAGTACAGTGTCAATGATGAATAGCTTAAATAATAGAACGACAACGATATACCCAAGCAGTGTACGAGGGCTCCACCATTTGTCATTCACAGACGCTGCAACTGCTAAGTCCCGACGAGTCTCAAGGTTCTTGATTTCTACTTCAGCCCTGATTCTTCCTTCGTCGGTCTTAGCCTGTTCTTTAGCCAATTGCCATTTGACAATTCCATCAGTAATGGCAGAGATAGGGTTTAAAAAATCTAGCAATGCCATTATACACTCCTGTTACTTTATTTAATTTTCTTTACGTCAGTCTCAATGACTAGCGCTTCGGTCTTAGGTTCGTTCTTCACCTGATAGACGCCGAACACAGTAGCACCACCAACCAACCAATCAATGACGATGGAAGAGAAGCCGGGCAGATCAATGTCAAGATACTTCAGCGTGATGAGAAGAGCCACACCAAGGAATGCAGGAATGAGTTTCTTATATCTCTTCCAGCTAGTGTAAATCTTAACAGTCCAGTTCATACTATCTCTTTCCAAACAGTTTGAGTAGAAGCTCGATTAGAAGCTCAAGGAGGCCCTTTGACTTAGTTGGGCTAGGGCTACCGCCCGTGGAGGGCTTAGGCCCGTCAGTGGGCTCCGCTGTGGCCGGAATCGATGTTCCTTTACCAGACCAGAGGTTGATTTCCTTCTCTCGTCTATTGACCAGTCCCTGCATCACCTTACCATCATTCTGGTTCCATCTACGTAGCTGTGCAGGCACAGCATTGTAGTCACCAGCGTTTAGGAGACGAAGCAGTGTAGAGCTAGCAAAGGCACCGATCCCCACATTGTAGGCAAAGGAAACAAGAGCACCGAACTGATCGTCACTTAGCGAGACTTGTATAAGTCGAGCTACCTTAGCAGCGAATGCTTCCAGATCAGCAGTGAGATATTGTTCAGCCTGTGCCTGAGTGATGGTAGTGCCAAGCTTGACAGGCTTCCCACCAATCTTAGTCGTACCATAACCAATGGTTACAGGAAGACCATTAGAGCTACCGGGGTCGGGGTAGGCCTTCAAACGAAGACCTTCCGACTCCTTGATGTGATTGATTGTCTTCTGATTTAGTTTCATTATCCATTACCTTTTCTCTGAGCCCAGTCCTTGAACCAAGCAACAGTCTTTCCACGAAGGAACGAGTTAGCACTAATCACCCTAGAGGAGAGATAGTTTGACAGGGGCTCATCATCAGGAGCCTTCAACACAATGGCAGCATCACCAGCACCGAGGAAGTGGGCAGCATACAGCGTACCATTATTCAGGGCCACGTCCTTGCCAGCCAAGAAGCGAGCATTCTCAGCAGTGAACAATCTAATTGCCACCTCTTGCTGATTAGGATCGGTTCTACCATCGAACGTAATCCCAGTGTTAGGATAACGCTTAACCAGATCATCCCAAGTAGACTTCAGGAACTGATAGCGACCCAATGCCGTAGAGGTTGGATTAGCTGCACTATCATTACCACCGCTCTCAGCAGACCTGATACTAGGCAGGTAGGAGTCATAACTGATTCCACCAACATCTGTATAGGCCGGATCAAGGGGAGGAAGCGTAGAGCCAGTAAGGGCAGAAGCCTGATTAGTCTCTAGCTGATCGAACGTGAAAGTCTCAGGCTGCAACTCAGACAGGGTGTTGGTTACATCAAGAGCAGCATTCACCTTATCGGCAATCCCACCTTCACTAATACCAAACCACTTCTGAGCGTAGTCTCTCTCCCATAGCGTCTTAGCGTCCTGACCAGTTAGGTTGGCCTGAGCATTGATGTTATCGTTGAGAGGAATACCGATGGAGTTGGAGCCAGTGTTGACTTCACCAGCCAGAGCAACAACACGAGGGTTGTTCAGGTATTCAGCCTTAGGGACAAACTCAACAGCACTGCCATTCCATACAGGCTCAAGGAGCTGGTTCATCGGAATGTTGTTGACAGCAACTCTCTCACCACCCGTAGGGTCAGTGATAGGAACGCTAGTCCAATACTGATTGATAGCAGGGCCTAACACCACCTCATAGTTCTCTCTGAGGATGTTAGCAGTCTCGGCTACGTGTTCAGCACTCCAACCATTCTTAGCCACCAGATCACGAACAGCAGGGTTAGCAAGGAAAGCAACAGTGTCCTTGTATCCAAGAGCACCATCCTTAGCACTACGCTCATTTAGATAGACGCCATCAGCAGCAATGTTGATGAAGTCCATAACCTCTTGTTCGGCCTCTGGAGACAGGCCAGTAACAGCAGCGGCCTCAGCCATACTCTGCATGGTCTTACCAGCAGCAGGTGTGTTGTCAAGCAGGTTGGAGAAGAACCCCTTACTGTTATCGGACAGACGCTTGATAACTTCAGCATCAAACATCTTCTCCATAACAGCGGTGTTATTAGAGAGGCCGAGTTCCTTAAACAAGTTTGCCTGTGCAATGTAGGAAGCTGTAGTCGGGTCTTGCATCTGCATCTGATTGTAGAGAAGCTGTGTAGTCTTAGCCTGATTCTCCAACATCGTAATGTCAGTAGTACCAGCAGCGTAAGACGCCACCATAGCCTGCAAGTCCTTCATAGGCTTGGTGATGAATGCAGCATCCTGACCTAGTGCCCCACCTTCAATAGAAGCCAGAGCCGTACCGATCTTCAGATCATACTGTTTGATAATCTCAGCCTTAGCAACTGGGTCATTACCAGCAGCGTCAATAGCTGCAATGGTGTCATTAGTCATCTTCTGTGCAGCAGGCACAGCAGCAGCCGACAGATTAGTAAGATGCTCCAAGCCTTGCTGTTTCATACCTTCACTGAGGAAGCCATTCTGCTGAGTCATTAGATCAGCTTTTCTCTTCCAAGCATCAAGTACTCTAGTCTCAGCCAGAACCCCTTCATACTGTTGGTCGGTGTAGCCAAGCGTAGCAGCCTCAAGCGACTTAGCCTCAGCAGCACGATCAGCAACCGTACCCTCAACAACGACATGACCGAAGCCACCATCCTTGGTGAGCTGAGTCCACACCTTATCCACATCGTCACGGAGAGCAGGGGCATTAGCCAAATACTGACTACGAATATTACGTAGCCTCAGCATAGCCTCCTGCTTTCCATTAGGACCAAACTTCCCCTGTTCGTATGCATCAATAACATCCAATGACTCATTCTCATAATCATTGAGCATCTGATACTTACCGTCTTCAGCCTGTTGAGCGAAGACAGAGCCAGCTACCTGACCAACAAGCTTAGCTGCTGGGGCAAAGGCATTGGCTATCATAGAACCACTGTCGTCTTGGACAGGGTTCTGCACAGCCACAGAGGGGGCGATTTCCCCCTCTATAATTGTATTACCGAAATCAACTGCCATATGCTTCTACCCCTATAGTTCGCCATTCTTTAATCTGCTCGATCTGTTCCTTAGTAAGATTACCACGAGACAGAATAGTGTTAAGTTGTTCGTCACTGTAGAGCCCAGCAGCCGAAGGGTCTTGCAGCTTATTGAGGGCCTGAGGGTTCTGACGAAGCTTCATCTTGAAGTAGTCAGACGCCTTCTCCTGAAGCTGAGGATTGTCAGCATACATGATGGAGATATACTTCATCACCTTAGTCATGCTTTCAAGCTCCGCAACATCAGTGCCTTCACGAGTGAGCATACCGAAATAACGATCCATGACGATTTCAATATCACCATCAATCTTATCATCGATTTCCCATTTAGCCATATTGCCTTCCCAGTATCGAGCTTCGTCGATAGTCTGGAAGCCAGCAGCCTTACCCATCGTATCCCAATAAGAGACATCCTCATCCACTACCTGACCAGTGGCAGTCTTAATCTGCCCAGCCTTAGAGATGAGCATAGACTTCCAAAGGTTAGATGTACCAGAGAACATCTCCATAGCTGTGATACCGATCTGCTTCACTTCATCTATGTTCTCGTAGTTGCCGGGCGTAGCCCAGTTAGTCACCGCCCTAACAAACTTACGGATACGGCCATTATCGTCAGCAACGAGAGAAACGGCAGCACTGCCTCCGACGAGTTCAGAAAAGTTCCCATTGATAAGCTCCCCAACAAATTCAATCATTGGTTCAAATGTAATGGGCTGTAAGCTGTCAGAGACATCAATGCCCACCTTCTCTCCACTGATCGTGCTTAACCAAGAGTTGAGCATGGCATTAGCCAAACCCCCCTTAATGATTTCACGCTCTTCCACCATCTCAGCAGGCAGATATTTATCCACGAAGCCCTCAATCAGAGGGATACCGGGCAAGCCAAATGCCACACTGTAACCAGCAGCCAGTCTTAGACGTTCACTCTTAGTGAGCCCACGATGGCCGATGATAAGGCCAGTGGCCATCTTATGTGGAGCCTGAAGGAACTGCATGACGACTGAGAGACTGTTGGAGTTGTAAGGCATATCACCACCACGGTTCATATCACCCGTGAGGGCTCTCACCTTAGCTACAAGAGCTTCTCGTTCACTGGCGGTAATGGCACGGCCCTTAACCAGATCGTTAAGTCTGTTCCACTCCATAGCATACACCATGCTCATAAGACCCTGCTCACCAAGATCGAAGCCAACTGACTGAGCAATCTTCAACGGCTTGCCAGCAATGCTAGCAGTACGCTGAGCGATGTTTCTGTCAGCCAGTCTAGCAGCATCGTCCTGTAGAAATGAGTGAGCATTCACAGCATTGCTCAGACCACTAAGTTCGTAGTCCTCAAGCATACGCTGAGTCTCTTTCATATCAAGGCCATACTTACCCACCTTCTCAATCGTGGTGAGGTCAACACCTCTATGCCATGCACCCATGATACCAAGCTGCTTCACAATCTTGGGCCAGTACTGAGGACCAAGGGAAGAGACAATCACCAGCCCCGGTGCAATCTGCAGGGGAAGCTGACGAATAGGATTAGAGGCAAGAGACAGCTTGAAGGCTGTCAGTCGTCCCACCTTAGTCGGATCAATAGAGGCAAGCTTAGAAGCACCCTTGTCCAACCAATCCCACCCAAGTCTACCAGCGCCTTGAGACATAGCAGAGAAGAATGCCTTAGAGGCATCGTCAATCATATTCCCATATCCAGACTCAAGCTGTTCGATATGTCGGAATGCATGGCGGGCTTCAGTGGCTCCGGGCATGTTCTGAATAGCATCAATGCTATCGGGGAACATACCGGGCTTAGTAGTCAGCTTATTCCACTGACTCATCCACCTACGCTTCTCAGCGTCAATGACGTTACGATAGGAGACACGATGAGAGATGGAGGCAATAGAACGTACAAGGCTGTCCAGTGGAGACTCTACACCATGATCGGTGAGGGTCTTATCACTAGAGCCCTTAACACGCTCCAGCCGCTTCCCACGAATCTTCTGAGCACTTCTACCAGCGTTGGTAGCAACGTCCATATGTTCGTCAAAGGGATCAAGGCTCTTGTCACGACGGAAGAAGTATTCCCCATCAGTTGATGTGGCATTAAGTCTGTCAGCCTCAAGCCTAGCATCTCTACTACTGGCAGCACGAGCTATAGTCTTCTTAGTGCCATCCTTAGCAGTGTGGACAATGTAGTAGGGATCGTTATACTTGACATGGTAGTAGCCATCCCGATAGTTCAGGATAGTGTCGTCATCTCGCACCATACGTGACCAACCACCATCAGGCGTGTTACGACTAATGACGTGTTCAATGTCGCCTTCCTTATTACGGAGCTTGGCAATGTGACCGCCAGCATCGTACAGTTCGTCGAGCTGCCTGTTCGTCATCTCAACAAACGTACCAGTACCTACGTCATACACCTTGTTCGGGGCTCCGCTTCTACCTACACGGCTCGTCAGGAGCTTGGTGTTGGAAGGGCGATGCTCAAAGAGTTCAAACCCTCTGTCACGCAAGCCACGAGCAATGTCTTGGTTCTCAAGAACATACAGTGTATCCTGAAGACGCTTCCAATGAGCAAGGGCTTCAATCGTATCATCACTCATACCACGAGCACGGAGTCCAGCCATAGAGAACTTAATCTCCTGTTCGTTAGCCAGACGGATGTAATCATCAGCCCTCACCTGCTGTTCACTAGAGAGCTTATTAAACTTAGTCGTGAACTCCTTAGCACTGTTGAGGAACTGCTTCTGAATACCAGAAGACCGATCAGCAGCAGCAACACCGGGGACATAGGCACGAGGATCAATGTTAAGGCTCTTAGGAACAAGCTGCTGTACTAAGCCACCATCCTTGTCAAAGAACTTACCAGCGTCAGGCACACGAATGAACTTAAGCAGCTTACCAACATCATAGCCAGTGAACTTAGCGTCCTTGGGGCTATAGCGATACTGGTAGTCAACCTGAACGAGGAAGTTACCATTCCTCAGATCACCCTTAGTGTGGGGAGCATAGTTACCATCAGCCTGACGGCTGAGCAGCGTAATGTCCTTATCCTTCACACCATACTTAGCCAGAGCAGCACGAACAGTGTCGATAGCAATGTAAGCATCACTGAACCCACCGTCCTTAGGACCATACACCTGCTTCAGAGAAACACCAACATCAGTTGAGTTGATCGAGGGGCCTACGTTACTAACAGAAGCCATGGCACTACGGTTGGTAATGCCCATAGTGTTCTTGAAGTCTTCGTTGATACGAGCCTCAGCCGCTGCTCTCTCAGCAGCATCCATCCAGCTAGTACCTTCACTCTTATTGATGTGCTTGGTGATGCTTTCGATTGGCTGAGCCAACGACTCATCAAACTCCACCTTATTGCTGATACGGCCATCAATGCCAATCTCAGGAAGGAAGTCGTGAGCAAGAGCATCCTGCTTACTAGTGCCAGCCAGCATCTTAGCAGCCCCATCAGTGGGGTCTGCAATAATCATAGCATGGGCTGCCTTAGTCTTAGTGACATTCGTATTCCGATAAGTGGAAGCAAGAGAGCGAGGCTGCACATTGCTACTGATCTGCTGAGCACGGACGTTAGCGATAGAGGGCGTAGAAGCCTTGATAGCACCAACATTGTTACGAAGCTCTTCAATCTGAGCAGCGGTCATCTTATCAACGATAGTAGCATTATCAACCACATCATCCACAAGGGCACCACTGGTAATCAAACCACGAAGCTCATCAATCTCAGCCTTCGTACCCTCAACGGGAAGGTTGTCCAGCACTAGGTTCACACGATCAGCAATAGGAAGGTCAGGTACACCGCCATTGAGGAAAGCTGTACGCTTATCACGAATAATGCCAATGTTCCCACGAAGATCAAGAATCTGCTGACCAGTGAGGTTATCGGTGATACGAGCATTGTCAATTACGTTGTCAATAGAGAAGCCAGCAGGGTTATCAAGCTCAGACATAATCAATGTACGAAGCTGGGTGATGTCACCACTGGTAGGCTCAATAGGCAAGCTGTCAATAACATTGTCAATATCAGCGATATTACTCGTCACTGCAATGACCGGGTCTTCAGGAACCACTACCAAAGACTGAGAGCGCGGCAGGGGCTCTAGGAGCCTCTCTGAGCGGGCTATAGTCTCTTCGGCTACCCTAGCCGCATCCCCTGCCTCTACAGCCGCCCTACCCCCCTTAAAAAGGCCGCCAAGGCCCCTCGCTGCACCCTTGAGGGGTGTTAGCAGGACAGTGGCATCCAGAACAGAGAATACGTCATCCACCCACTTGTCAGTGTTGCCATAGGCACCGGGGATAATCATACGCTCAAGAGCTTGGATTTGACGGAGCATTGTAGGATCACCCTGTGGTCCCTTGCTAGCTCTAATTACCTTGATGAAGTTATCAATGATGGGCTTACGCTGTTCGATAGGCATTCTAAGGAATGCAGTACGCAGACGTTCACGATTAGAACCAAGAAGCAGCATCGTCCCAACAGCATTGGGAACCCCACCCTCACCAGCATTCAATCTATTCTCAAAGATAACCTGATCGGCAGGATCAAGGAACGGAACGATGGACAGGGCCAAGCTCTGCACATTAGTTGCCAGATTGGGATCGGCTTCACTGTTCAGTGCATTGATCGTCTGCTGCGACCAAGCAGCATAGTCATCCACTTCCTGATAGCCCTTACCAATGGCAATACGGAGAGCTTCCTGTTCAGGGTTCTCACCGGGATCGTCATCGACCACAGCAGACATACCCACCTTGTACGAGAGACTGGTCTTATTCATACCAGACATCCAACCATACATCAGGTCAGTCTTCTGTTGATCGGTGACTGCAGGATCAGCAAGCGTCTCCTTAAGAGCCTCAGTCATGCCAGCCATATCATTAGTTTCCCACTTACCGAGAATCTGATCCAGCGTGGCAGAGCTAGTGGAGAAGCTAAGCTGACGAGAGATGGACTGATAGGTATTCTCCACCGTGTCATCAGTGGCAAGAGCGGCACCGAACACAGCGATGTTATTCACCGTATCGCTATTAGCAGCCGGTGACGGCTTGCCCTTAGGCTGCAGATCAGCTAGCTGAACCACATCGTCCTTAGCAGGCCGATTAAAATCTTGCAATGTTAGTGCCATATAATCCTGTTCCTCTATTCCTTAAATACTGACTGGAAGCCGCCTAAGCCGCTCGTAATCGTATTAGTCCAAGCCCCGATTGTATTAGCTGTTGAAGTGAAGTCAGCAGCACTCTGTAGGTTCTTGTTGATACCAGCGTTGGAATTACTCTCCCCTAAGCTACTACCGAAGATACCTGCTAGGTTTGTACTCAATGCACCAACAGCACCGATCTGACCACTGGAGCCAGTGGAACCTTGGTTCTCACTACCAGCGATAAGCTGTGCTCTACGAATACGAGCCTCTCTCACCTTCTGTCGTCTACTCTCTACAGAGTTAACCTTCTGCTGAGCCCCTTGTACAGCGTTGGCCTCCTTCTGCGCATTAGCAGCCGATGAAGCAGCACTGGCCTGAGCAATGCCACCAACGATACTAGTGACTGCAGAGATGGCCCCAATAATTAACTCAAGTCCCATTTCCACACCTCATAGCCTTCATGCTGCCCCACCTTATGAGGATCACCGATCATCTTGACAATACGGCTATCCTTCGTATAGGTGAACAGTTCTTCATAACCGTCGAAGTAGAGGGAGATGACAACCTCCCCCCATTTCTCTCTTATCTTTTTCAACACTGCTTTAGACATATTGAAGATACCAACATGTACGAATAGGAGGCCATTAATCTCTTCCATCCACACACGGATATCATCGTCTTCATAATACGTTCTAGACATTATAGGTTATCCTCGACCGTGAATATCATTGACCAACCATATAGGTGAAGGTCTTTATCAGGCTCAGTTCTGAAGCTGAGAGATAACACCTTACCTGTACCACGAAGCTTATTCCTACTGGAGATAATACTAAACCCTGTATCGTAATCATCACTAGAGTCAGTTGGGAAGTGAGTGATACGATAACGATAAGCTTGGAACTCTCGCCCCCACTTACCAGAGTTGTCTCCAGTGGCCCACCCCCATCTAGCTTGCACTAAGCAGGAAGATGGATTAAGAGGAACCATATCCTCATCATAGCCAGTCTCAGTACGTCTCATATGGATGGTGATATAGTTCACACCCTTGTTACGCTGGAAGTCTGTGCCAGACAGATAGCTTGTAACCATGTATGCAGCAGCATCAACACCAACGTTGTCAAAGCTTCTCCAATCCCTAAACCCACTGTCAGCGTAACGAGCAAACGTATACGAGATGGTAGGGGAGGTTGAGGTGATAACTACATAGCCAATCTCTTTTTGCTGTACAGTGCCAATGATAGGCGTACTGATTACAACAGGATCGACACCAATGACTACTGGATCAGTCCCTACTAGGACATCAACAGTATCAGTAGTGACTAGATATGGCAGGCCACTGTAGCCCATAATCACTCTAGGAACACCACCATCAGGGGTTTTTATCGTGTTGAGATAGAAGGCCTGAAGCTGTAGGTCTAGGACAAGCTCCCTAGTCTCCACACTTTCATTCAAGTTGTTGTTAAAAATCCATCGTGCCTTACGCTCGTAGGTGTCATAAGAACCAACAGCGATTCTCTTATTAGAAATAGAGAGGCCGTCATAGAATCTCTGGATACGACCAAACGAAATGTTATTACAGGTAAGACTACCACCTTGATCCGGTGCCACATGATAGATGGCATCATCTGCCCAAAACATAACAGTGCTATCAAGCTGAACGATAGAGCTAGGAGAAGTACAACCTCTATCACTAATCTTCTCAACAATGTAATTGGTTGCAGTGAAGCCTGTATCAGACCCACCAACAATACGCCACACACCATTAGCGGCAATAACGATGAGAGCAGAGCCAATGTTAATCAAAGCCTTGATGTCGTAAGATTCGTTAATACGAATGAAGCCACCATCAGTGTCAACAATATCCGGGCTGGTCTTAGAGGTGGGGTCACCTTCCTGATAGCAGAGGTTAGCATCAAGGATGTTATCCACAACCTTACTAAACATCACATATGAGGAAAGCTTGGGAGAGCTGCTATCACTGCCGATCACTTCACCAGAGAAGCCGCCATACCACACTCTACCAGCAAACTCAGCCACAGTTGAGGCTCCGCTCAAGCTGCTATCAACAGGCAGGGTGGAAAGGCCAATACTCAGCTCAGGATACCGAGCCATGTTCTTATTATATTCTGACACACGACTAGCGCCACGATCAATAGCATCAATGATGAAATAGCCCTGAGCAGCTCTGGTTGTGCCTAAGGGGTTATTGAACAGGTCACTAGCAAAGAATCTCTCGACAGTACGATCACCAGCATCCTGTGTATCAGCATAGAATGCTTCAATCACTGTATCGCTGTTAGCTGGGTAGACACCACCAATAGACTTGAAATAAGCTGCGGGGTCTTTCTTAAGCTCATCGTACTGACCATATCTCGGGATACCGAAGGATTGGTTACGTAGATTATAAATATGGGCATCAGTGATGCTCACTGGCCTATTCTGTACATCAGCACCACGAGTGATATCAACACCAGAATATGTATCCTGAACACCAAAGAGGTCACGAACAAGTAGGCGACGAGTATCTAAGGTGATGGTGTTTGGGGCTGAGAAAGAGAAATAACTAACACTCTTAAGGCCAGTGGCAACAACAAGGATACCGTCAACAGTGGCAAAGGAGAATGTCTTATCTCTCGGAGAAGAGAAATTAGCTGTGTGGAACAGACCAGCCGAAACTGCCCCAGCATCTGTATGGAAGAACTTAAGCTGGTTGCCAATCTGGACTACCTGAATTACACGTTCAGGATCACCACCAGCATTCTTCCACTTATATGAAGCAGTGGCAAAGGACGTGCCATCATTAACGATAGTGGTGGAGATGATGGAGAAGTCGTCTTCGTAATCCATACCTAGTCTACGATTACGACTCCCATCAATATTCAACACCATATTATCTTCGTCTAAGGAAGAGTTATCAGTCGTTGTTAGCGGGCTGGCGTCTGTTATAAGGCCTGCGTTGAATTTGTTCACTTCCACTAACTGGGTTGTCTTCGACATCTACTTCCTCCTTTCCCTTAAGATAACTATCAATGAACTGTCGGGCTACATGCTTACTAGTGTATGAGCCAATCAGAGACTTATGTAAGCTACCTTTACCATCGTAAGCAATCTCATAAGAGATAAGGGACGGACTAGCCTTGATGATATAACCACGATAACTTTCCATTAGTCTCTCCTAAAGGTAGGGTCTTTCTTCAATCCACCCCGGTTCCTACCATAGTTGAAGGGATAGATATCTTTAGCGTGTGCTCTCCAAGACTTCTGTGAAGCCCACCTATTCTGACGACTGGCTTCCTGCTCAGCTTTGACATCCTGTGTCTGCTTGAGCTTGAACATAGCCTTGCTCTTACTCTCCTCAATAAGGATGATAAAAGCTTCATCAGGCAAGTCAGGGATGAAGTCATTCTCCATCTCAAACTCAGGTATGATGTAAGCTCTAGCCTGTACCTTACTTGACTGAAGTGTGCTGTCAGCACCTGCATCATACGAATCAAAGACTAGATCAGTGTCATTGAATGAAGTGAAATACTGAGGAGCCTTATTAGACGAGATGAGAAATTTAATACCAGAGGGATCAGTGACAACAGTGGTATTGACATCAGTGGAGTTACGCTGATTAGTATTACGAAGGAAGGCATCGGGATCAAGATACTTCATCTGAGTGAAGTTGATTCTATCCGATGGGCTCTTCCTAGTGTCGTAATAAACAGAGATAAGCTCTTTGATGTTATCGTCAATCGACATATGTGTAGGACGCTCACTATCACTGTAGGGCGTCAAGCTAATCACTCTGGCAGTATGGGGCCAATTACGATTAGACATCATAGCCTGATAAGTGGTTTTAACGATCTGAGCCACTTGCATAGCTTCATCAGTATCGTTGATGTTAGAGACGTAGTCTCCATCCATATCAGAGAGGATGTCAGTTACAATTTCAATTAGTGTATACTTGGCCATTAGGCAGCTCCAGCGATCTTCTGGATACGGGCAGCAGCAGATGGAACGTTGTTCCAACCGGCTAGTACAGGATCAAGTGTGTAGAGCCCACCATCATTGGCACCAGTGCTATCACGGATAATCTGCATAACAATGGTATCCGTAGCAGCAAACGACCTAATGATCGTCTCACTATACGAATAGAAATTAATGCTTGTATCCATCTGAGCACTGGCTGGAAAGCCAGAGGCTGTCCCATTAATCAGGAGACGAGAGACAAGCTTAGCAATACCTGTAGCGTTGGCTCTGCCGTAGTTGAGGTTGAATGTAATAGCGTACAGGCCAGCAGTGTTGATGGTGATGATACCGTTAGACGCAACAGTCACATTAGCATTAGAGTCACCAGCACCCCAAGTCACTTGGTAAGGGGTATCTACAGCAGCGGGGCCTTGCGTAACAATTGACTGAACCTCAAGGGTGGAGCCAATAGAGATATTAGAAAGGGTGTTAGGTGCAACGAAAGACGTAGTGCCATCACCGTTAGACTTTATTACCTGACCAGCGCTAGCCGTGGAAGCACCTTTAGCTTCATGGCGATTGGCGTCAGAGATTGCGGAATGTTGGGTCGCCATGCTACCTCCTTAAGATAAAAATAAAGGCGAGGCAGATTTCTCTACCCCGCCTTGGAATGTTACGGAAGCACCGGGCCACCAGCAAGGGCGGGAGACGGAGCACGATTAATACGATCAAACAGGATGGTGATCCGGGCCTTACCTGCGTCGGTAATCACTGGCGTGGTGCCAGAGAACACGAAGCCAATGGTAGTGTTGGCAGCCAGAGGGGCTTCAGCATCCCACGTACCCGACAGGGCAGAAGTGAGGTTAACCGAGCCAGTGGCTTCGAGCTGAGCTTCCGTAACGGTGAAACCGTTCGTAGCTTCAGAACCAGCAGTACCAACTTCAAGAGCAGGGGTCGTACCAGTGACGACGAAAGCCTCTTCCACGTCCATATACACGGCAGTGATAACTGCACCAGCAGGCAGGACAAAGGGACGAGCACCAACGAGGCCATCATTGAAGAACGTACCATCGAAGTCGATGATAAGCTCTTCCTTCATACCCTCAACCTTGTTAACACCTACGGTGCCACCAACATCACGAGTACCAAACTGATTGCGAACGTTCTCAACAACGTTACCACCGGAGCCGACGAGGACGCCGTTACCGAAGGGAGTAGTATAAACAGCCATAGCTATATCCTCCTAATTACGCGGCAACGCGGTTGGTACGATGGGTGACAAGCACAGCAGCCGTATCGAGACGCTGAACACCGAAGCCATAACGCTCACGGACAACGAACTCATCACGGGCACGATCCTTGTTACGTTCACCTTCAGCACGAGGAGCACGACGCCATGCAAACATGACGGGCTTCGTGTTGTCATCAGCGACCGACATGAACAGATTCCAAACGCCATCAGCAATGGACGAAGTGCCATCGTTAGCAGCGCCGGTGTACAGGCGGTTCGAGGTGATGACAGTCCAGCCATACCACATGTTGATGAAGCGCTGACCACGAGCAAGACCGTTGGCGAGGATTTCAGCAGGCCAGCCAGTAATGTCGGAAGTCAGGGTCACAAGACCAGAGAGCGTAGCCTCAACGATGGGATCGACAATAGCTACTCGGCCCTCAGCGGGAACGTTAGCCTTATCGAAAGCCAGACGCATTGCAAGGAAATGATCGAGAGTGGCAACACCGTTCGTGTCAGCCGAAACAACCTTATGGGCAAAGCCATTAACGAGGTACGGGGACGCGGCCTGCATAGCCAGCGGGATAGTTTCGAGGAAACGGGTTTCACGATATTCCTGAAGGGCACGAGTCTGCTCAACAGAGCGTTCGGCCATCAGTCGATCAATGGAAGTGCCATCTTCACGAAGGTCGTCGGTGACATACCAAGCATCGCCAACGTAGTCGGTGATGACCATGGTGATTTCACCAGTTTCAATCGGGTTGTAGATCAGAGGCGTATCTTCTGCAGCTTCCTGAAGGGTAACAGTACCGATAGTCTTAATGTGGAAAGTGGAGCCCTTATCGAACTCAGAAACGTTACGATAGAACGTCTCGGGCAGCATGCCATCATGGAGATTGGTCAGGATGTAGTCAGAATATACTTCGGCCTCGATAAACGCGCGGGTATTAGTAGTAAGCTGCATTTATGATTCCTTTAGTTGGAACAGGCTAGCCTAGCTCGCCTCGTTCGAGTTTTCGCATAACATTCTCCTTGATCTTCAACAGATAGTCAACTTGGTTACGACCAGTGGCACCACTGCCGGAGAGCAAGCTCTTATCGGGACGGGTGACTGATGGCCGAACGCTCTGTTGAGCAGACTCGTGCCCTTCAGGAATTGGTGGAGGTGACGGGCTTATAGTCCGCACCGAAATAAGCAAGCACAGCTTTTGGTTTAGCCTTAGAGAGCGTTTCCAGCTCCTGAAGGGTCATGTCGAGTTCTCTCGCTTTGAGCTTAACAGCTTCCTTAGCTTTTTCTTCTGAGCCATACTTTTGAATGAGCTGGGCATTAACTCCCTTGAGATTCTCAAACTCTGCCGTCGCACGAGTCTGATTCGCAAGTTCGTTCTTAAACAGTTCACGCGCTGCTTGTTCACTAAGTCCGCCAGTGGTCGTGGTCTGCGTCCGAGGCTGTTCTTGGTTTCCGCTTCCCTGAAGCTTAGCCAACGCATCTTCAAGAGCCTTGATCTTCTGAGCCTCAGTCTTCAGCGTGGCATTGTCCGACTCAAGAGTACGGATATGGGTCTGAGAGTGAGCGAGAGCATCAAGAGCGTCTTCTACGCTGGTATACTTCGGGGTGCCATCATCACGCTTAATAGCGACAAGCTTTTCAGCAAGAGCCTGAGCGTAGGCAGCAGCATTATCAGTAGTGTTACCTTCGGTGTTGGTCGTACCTTCGGTAGATTCGTTGAATAGAGTCACTGGTCAGTGTCCTTTTATTTTGCAAAATAAACATATCTATATAATATAATTACTATAAGATAGAGCAGAGAGACGATTAACATCATCTCAGCTGCTCCTAGTAGTATACTAGAAAGAAGTTTGGTTCTATATATACTAAAATTTCAGATTTTTTGTGAGGGATTTTTGAAATATTTTTAGTCTTGTTCCCCACTCAAGATAGAAATCACCTCCTTCAGAGCTTCTTCGTAGCCAAAAGCATGGGCAACATGATTGTTCCAATTGGGATTGTCGTAATCCCTGCTAACGTTTGTTCGTTTGGATTCGATCTTGTCAGATAACACCTCCACTAGTCGTTTACGAAGAATTGAGGCAGACACGAAATCTGCCTTAAAATGCACTACTTGGTCTGCATCTAAGCCAGCCAAGAGGGATGATTTAACTTTCATTTACTTCTTTCGGTTGAGCTTCTTAGCCCCACCCTTCTGTACTACAGTGGCGATAGCCTGAATCTTAGGGTTAGCCACATAGCTAGGAAGCTTCTTAATGTTTTTCATATTGGTTAGTCCTCGGCAGGAGGAAAGACATTCTTCTGAATTAGAACACCATTCTCATCAAACTCAGGCTGAACATTATCCTTTTCGGGCTTCTGTTTAACCGGCTTCTTTTCTTTAACGTCAGGATTATCCACCTTGACGATCTTCTTTGGTCGTGCCATTCTAACCTCCTATAGGTCTGTGGGGATGGATTCAGGATCAGCAGGGGTAGTGGCTTGAACATCCACTTCCTCACCAGCCTGATTCATCATACTAGACGTAGCTGCCTGTTCTGCAACAGCAACGTTCGGACGGAAGATATCATAGCCACGAAGGTTCGTAACATCCTTGACAAACTCAGCAAGCTGCGTACCAGAGGTATGAGGCGCGATGAGTGGGGCAATTGGACTGTTAAAGATACCGATGATATTCTGAAGCTCTGTAGCCTGCTGACTGAAGTGTCTAGCACCTACAGGACGGAGAACACCACTAGCGGTAATATCTTCCTTAGTCACTTCTCTGAACTGCTGGACACCGATAGATGTATCAAGGATACGGATGGTTTCCACTTCGTCCATATGACGACGAGCTGTTTCTAGCATGTCGTTGAGAATTGGTTCTAAAAGGTTCACCTCAAAATGCTTGGCTTTCTCTTGAAAGATACGACCAGCAGCATTATCTAGAAGCTGCACCTCGAATGCTGTCTTTTCACCGGGGCTACGGACACCCATAGCCTCTCTAGGAGCACCAGCCATAAGCTCCATCATATCCATGAGACGCTCAATCTGCTGATCGGTGATGATGATGGAGTTGAGGTTCTTACCAAGCTCCTGTACGTCACCGTTCTCGTCGATATGAATAGGAACACCCGGACCCCAAGTAAACTCTTCCACTTCACCGATGATCTTCAAGGGCGGGTGAACAGTCAGGTCCATAGCATCGGCCTTCAGGTTCTCCAGATGGTCAATGCGATACTGCATACCAACCAGATTATCCAGAGGCCCCATAGCCCACAGATTATCAGGACGCATACGCCAGCCCACATGCCAGATGGGAGCTTCACCATCGTGCGTAGCAATGGGTTCATCACGGACCAGAACACAGCGATCCACAACCGTAATCATACGATTGGTCGTCAGCTCACCGGTGTCAGCGTTGTGATAGTCTCCGTAGAACTCCAATACCTCAACCATATCACCCATGAAGTATTCGTACATATCACCGAAACCATCAATGGAAATCTGGACAGCCTTGTTGAAGTCTTCCTTCGAATACCCCTTACCCCTCTGTCGAATGAGTTCTCGCTTTTCGAGAGCCTGAAGCCAAAATGCCTGTTCAGGTTCAACCA